CATCAGGCTCTGATAACTGCAATGTATAAACATCCCTGTCCACCAATTCAAGATTTTTCATTTTATCTTCTTCCTGTGAATAGTAGTTAGGAAATACTTTATCCCAATTATCAGGCTTATTGATTAGCAATATATAATTTTCTGTTGTCTGTGCTGATGAATAATCATATACTTCTGCAACCTCATCATCACCAAACATGACCTGTTGTGATTTGTCCAAGATATAGTCTGAATCCTGAACAGGAACTTCCTTTGTTGTATATGGCATTATTCCACCATTCTGACCTGAAAACAGATGAATCACTTTTCTGTCTTTCAAATTACCAACACCAAGGCAAACAAGGTGATTAATAGGCTTGTTGTTCTGTGAAATGTTAAAGGTAAGCTGTGACGAATCCCAATCATCCCTTTGGCTGTAATCAATCCAAGGCACAGCAGAAATCTTCACTGTGCCTTCTCTGTATACCATTTTTAGTTTCCCTGTTGGTGCTTTCAGCATCTTTTTCATGGTGCTGTAAGCATCACTATATCTTACTTGGAATCCATGAATTTCTAAGCCTGAATGATTTGTTTCAGCCTGAAAAAGTCCTTCAAGCCCTGCCCTGCTTATTAGCTGTCCAATAACAGCATTTGCATCACCTGATAAAACAAGATAATCACCTTCAGGCTCAACAACCTTCCCTGCCAATATTCCATGCCATGTCCTGCCACTGTATGTTATGGTTCTTTTCCCTGTATCAACAGTTACTTTGTCAATGATTCCACCATATTCAGTGCCTTCAACATAAACGATATAATCAGCAGCACATACATTGTTTTCGATTGGTACAGTTAAATCAAAATTGTTTTCATCTTTACCAAATGCAAGATCGAAATTATAGTCATCTAATACACCAATATCTTTTCTGTCTGCATCAGCATAGATTAAATCCATTTTGGTTCACTCCTTTCTTCAATCAATGTAATGTCTGCCTTCAATGCCCCTTCACAGGTTACTATGCTTGTACCAGGTTTAATCTTTTGGAATATGAAAGAATCCCTGTTCCTTTGATTAAAACAATTTACCTGTTCACCATTATATCTAGTAAGTACAATGGTTTTTTGAACTGAATCAATAGTCAGGTATTCCCCTGTTGATATAGTCACATCAACATTGTATTCATGACCATCAATGTATATTTTGGGATTTGATATGAAGCCATATATGACCATTCTGAAATCAGTGTCCACAAATCCAACATTGTTGATATAAATATTGTTAAGTTCTGAAGCATAGTCATATTCAAAATCATATTCATAATCAAGATAATCAGATGTGCTTCCTGATGTTGTATTGAATATAACTGTTGTTTCTTTGATCCATGAAGGATAATCTGTCTGTACTGTCAGGCTTAATTCAAGATAGCCTTTGTTTTGAAGGTATTTTGTCTTTTTGCTTCCTGTTATAAAGCACTTCAAACAGTAATCACCAATGATGATTCTGCCATGCTTATTTGCAAGCACATCCTTTTCAAATACCTCAAAGATTCTGTTCTTGATTGCAAGCCCTTCACTCTCATTTCTGCAATATATAATTACAGGGATAGTCTTTGTGACTACCCCCTTTTTGAATGAAGATATTTTGTTGTTTGCTGATGTTACATTCCAATCATAATTACGCAAGTCATTATAATTGACATATAGCCCATTCTTGCCAAACTCAATAGATTCATTTATATGATTGATATATTTAAACTTTTCAAGCACTTAATTCACCTGCCTTACTAGTCTTGCAAACTCTCTATTGTTGATGCCAAGACTTACACCATCCATAAGACTAGGAAGCACTTCAAGAATGTTTTCCATCAATTCAATCATTCTATCAAGCTTTTCATTCTGCTTCTTTCCACCACCAACTTCAGCTTCCATATCTTCTGCAACTTTTGAAATCCACTTTTTGTTCTGATCCAAAGGAACAACAGCTTCTGCACCATTACCTTCAAGAAGTCCTATCTGACCTTTTTCAAGGACACCACCTTTTTCAAGTTGTGGCACATCTAAGCTTGCAAGCTTGCCAAGTTCTACACCTGGAATCTCGTTAATTACACCTATGACACTGTTGATTGCATCAATAAATCCGTTAATTATACCGATTGCACCACTAAGGACACCATTAATTGCAGTTTTAACAGCACCTGTGACAGCATCACCGATTGCAACACCGACTTCACCAAACATTGATGTAATTGCATCCCATGCATCTGAACAGGTTGTTTTGATTGATTCCCAAATATTTGAAAAGAAGTCAGTTAATGGGCTGAATACCTCACATATCACTGACCATGCAGCATAGAAGGCATTCACTACTATGTCAAGGGCTGCTTGACCTGTAGCCTTGATTGCTTCCCACATTCCTGACCAATCACCTTGGAATAATGCGATAAAAAAGTCTACAATTCCACCGATATAGTCGAAGATACTTTGGAAATAATCTTTGATTGCACCAAGGTTATTTTCGACACACTCAATCAGCCATGTGAAAAATGGCACTATGTAGCCTTTGAATATGTCAACGAACCATGCCACCAAGCCTGCAATGGCATCAAACACAGTTCTGAATAATTCACCAATTTTGGTGATTTTATCTTGGTTTTCTTCCCACAGTTCCTGAACCATTCCAATCAGTGACTGAATGAATGGAATAATGTATGTCACAATGACCTCTTCCACAGTTTGATATAATTCAATGAATTTAGTTGCAATATCCTCAATGGCAGGTGCTACATTCTCACCAATAGTAGTTGCTACCTGTGTGAACCACTCACACAAGCTTGTTAATGCAGGTAAGATGACTTCTTCCCACCATGTTCCAAGCATTTCAAACTTTTCAACTAGCCCTGCAAGGTATACTTCAATGAGTGGTTGCAAGGTTTCTTGTAGCCCTGTGAAAAAGTCCTGAATCTGTGTTGCTTTTTCTTCACCAAATATGGATTCCAACACATCAACAAAGATTGCTGATGCACCTTCACCTTCTTTGATTTTGTCAGTAAACCATGCAATGCCATCTGCTATGCCTTTGATTATAGGAATTGCTTTTTCTAACACAGGCTTACCTATTACAGCAAGAAAATCTGTCCATGATTGCTTCAGATTGCCTGTCTGGTTTGTCCATGTTTCAGATTCCCTTGCAGCCTGCCCCATTGCACCACCTAATTCATTGGCTTCTTCAACCATAGCAAGCAATGTTAGCTGTTTTTGTGCTTCTGACAAATCATTGAATGATTGTCCGTATAATTCATTTGCTTTTGTGTTTCGTGTTACTTCAGTACATGACACACCAAGGGCTGAATCATTCTCATAATTTCCTTTTAAGAATGATTGCAAGCTTTCTGTGGTTTCTTCAAGTGACCTATCATAGAAGGCTGCACTATCTGCAATGGCAATCATTGACCTGTTTGCAAGATCAAGGGCTTCTGCTGTGTCCATACCTGACACCTTTGCAAATGATGCAATTTTGGTGTATGAACCTTTCATACGATTTTCAAGGACACCTGTTTCTTTTGCAATAGCTGAAAGGCTGTCTGATGCTGCACTTTCCATGTCACCAAATACCTGTGTGAACTGTGATTCCATTGCACCTGCATCTGCTGCTGCTTCAATACAGGCAAGCCCAAAGTCCTTGATTTTATCAACTGCAAAATATGTTACAACAGCACTTCCAATCTTTTTGAAAGCATCAACCATCTTTCCCTGACCTGTTTCTGCTTTGCCTGTTGTCGCATCTATAGCACTGTTTGCTTCTGAATTGTTTATTGCTATTGTTCCAAACAATTTAAACAATTCCATAAGGGATTCACCCCCTTCTTTTGTGTATTAAAAAAACACACGAATTATCGTGTGTTACCTCTTTGAATATGTTTGTATTTGTCACCAAGCCTTGCATCAATTCTTGGTGTTAATTCCCCTACTAAAACACCTGAATCAAGCCTTATGTCCATTGACAAAAGCTGTTCTAATAAGGAAATCACTGTGTTTATCCGTTCTATAAGTATTGAATTTGACAAATTATCTGTTGTGTGCATACGTTCTTCAAACTTGGCTGTAACTCTATCAATCCATTGTGTGTTCTTCTCTAAAGGCACAACAGCTTCTGCCCCTGAACCTTCAAGAATACCCACTTGACCTTTCTTCAGAACACCACCTTCAGCAAGTCTTGGCAATGATAATTTCTTAACAGTTCCAACATTGATTCCTGGAAGCTTATTTGCAAGCTTGATAGCACTGTTAATAAGCCCTATTCCCTTGTTTATGGTGCTTTCTATGGTTGATAAGACCTTATTCAAGGCAGATTTCACAGCATTACCCATTGATTTTCCTAATGAAGAACCAATGGAACTGAATTTTGACTTGATTTTTGTCCATAACCCACCAAAGAAAGAACCCCAACCACTGAATACGGACTTGATATTTGACCAAGCCTGTTGAAACTTGCTTCTGAACCATGAAGGGATATTTGAAAAGGCATTTTTGATTTTAGATGCCATGTTGCTGAACCATTTGCCTGCACTGTTCCATGCATTCTTGATTCCGTTCCATGCATCCTTGCCTGCCTTTTGTACTTGTTTGAATTTATCGCTGAACCATGAACCGATATTGCCAAGGGCTTTTTTGATTGAGTTCCAAGCTTTCACAGCACCATCTTTGATAGTGTTCCAAGCCTTGAGCCAAAACTTTCTGAAGCCTTCAACATTGTTCCACAGATAAATAAATGCAGCCACAAGCCCTGCTATCAGTGCCACAATCAAGCCTATAGGATTTGCAAGCATAGCTGCATTCATTCCCAATATGGCTGTTCTGACAACCTTCACTGCATTGGCTGCTGCTGTCATAATCTTTGACCAATTAAGAATCAACAAGAATGTTCCTATCGTCACAGTAGCCCCAAGAATAATTCCTGACCACATTTTAATAGTTTCTCCATTCTCTTGAACCCATGTGATTATATCCTTCACCTTGTCAACAAATGATTGAAGCTTTGGAACAGCTACTTCCACCATTTCAGCAACCTTATCCTTAATTGCTGTCATGATAGGTTCACCGATTGCACCAAGCTGTGCCATTGCATCTGTCAGCCTTTGTTGTGCTTTTTCAGATTCAATCACATCTTTGTTGGTTTCCTTGTACTGATCTGAAGCCTTCTTGTATGTCTTGTTCAAGGTGTTCATGATTAAATCTTGTCTTTCCTGCTCTGTTGTGCATTTAGCAAGCTTATCATTAAACGCATCTTCACTTATACCAGCCCAATTAAGGGCATCAGCAAGTGAACCTGTCACAGTACCTGTCTTGGCTGTTTCGTTTGCAGCTTCGGTAAGTCCTTCTATTGGCAAACTCTCACCAAATGTTGCATACACACCTGTTGCTATGTTTGTCCATGTACTCAATTCTTTTTCATTATCAGCAAGAAGTGCAATGTGCTGTGATGCTTCCACTGCCTGTCCACTATCACCCAACACTGCATTCAATTCTGTATAAGTATCTTTTGCATTCTTGGAAGAAAGCCCTGCTGTGGCAAATGCCGATTCAAGCAAGCCCATTTCCTTCCTGTATTCTCTTGTACTTTCAATAGTGGCAATGAATGCC